GGCATCGTGCTTGGCACTTGGCACTTGGTGGCTTGGCACTTGGTGGCTTGGCACTTGGTGGCTTGGCACTTGGTGGCTTAGTGGCTTGGTGGCATCGTGCTTGGCACTTGGCACTTGATGGCTTGGTGGCTTGGTGGCTTGGTGGCATCGTGCTTGGCTCATATACGGATTACGCAAATCCTGGTACGATTAACGACGCACCTCGCCCCTAATTTTTCAGATCCTGGAGATTCAGAGCGCATTTATATAGATTACTATCTTGTATTCCTAAGTACTTGTTTTATATAGCTATTTTATAGCGCACTGAACTACTTCAAGTAAAATAGCTTAAAGCTACATATTAAGTAACTCATCAGACTACGTTCAGTGCGCAAACCAGAGCGCTATAAATGCTACGATTGTAGCTACTTAGCTAGAATAACAACGCCCCGACGCGCGGCGTAGGCAGGAAGCTTATGTATTCCGTCGGTTTTGTAGCTGTCTGAGCCTTGCTTGGACCTGCTTAAATTCTTAGCATCGGTGGGCCCTTAAGGTATATAATTAGTTTTATTTAAGCAAGTTTGTTTTTAAGGGACGCAGATGACTGCAATTGTTCGTGATATTACGATTGAGCAAGGCGGTATGTTGCACGACCAGTTCGTGCTGAAGAGTAATGGCGTCCCGATCGACTTGACAGGGTATCACTCGAAGATGATTATCCTGGGCTCTGACGGAACGGTCGTGTATACGGCCGAGGATACAGGCGTTGACCCGGAGATAATTATTGGGACGACTAACGGGTTGCTTACACGGAAGATTTCAGCGGAGAATACGAAGACGATTCCGAAGACAGCTGTCAGCTATGACTGGGAAATGACGCCTCCGACTGGTGCAGCAGACACGTGGAAATTGTATCGCGGACGTTGTCATGTTATAGCTGAGGGCAGCCGTGGCGCTTGATGTCGACGTCGTTGAGGTATTGACAACTGAGGTTATTGCAGCGCAACCCCTGGTTCAAACTGTCATTGAGGCGTCGCCTCAGCTTGAGTTGTTCGAAGTATCTACTGTTGAGACTGTTATCGTAGAGGTTCAGGCTCCACAGGTTACAGAGATTGAGGTTGGTGTTCCTGGGCCACCCGGTCCACCTGGAGGTGAAGAGATGCCGATGGTTCAGAAAGAGATCGACTTCGTTGGGCCAGACGTGATTTATCGAGGTGAAGCAGCTCCTGGGTCGTTGCTAAGTTCGCCCGTTTGGCGGATCAAGAAGATCGTGTTCGTTGGTGAGGACATCTCTGAGAAGTGGGCCGGTGGCTCCGCACTGTTTGACAAGGTCTGGAACGACCGAACAACTTATTCATATTAAGGTAGATAATCATGGCTCTCGACGCAACGAAATGGTCGTTTCAAGCTGATCGCGGTATTCGCTATCTGGGCGGAGCACATGGCTCAGCCACAGCGAACTATGTGTCTGTTTATGAGTTGCACCGCTGGTTGCAAGACCTGGCTGACGATGCATCGGCATCTGGCGATGACCTCATGGACATTACCAAGCTGAATCCGTCAGACAAGAAGTTTACGACGATTATCGAGTTGTTGAACAATGCGTATCTCGATGATGCGTACGCTACACCGGCGTCTGAGTTCATTTACGGCGGCTCAATTATTCAGACTGTCAGTGGTAACGAAGAGATTTACGACGGTATTTCGGTTGTTGCTAACCGCGGAGTGATCGTCAACGTTATCCAGAATAACGCTGTTCTGTCGAACAAGTTCTGGAATAACACGCCGAATGGCGAATCGTTCGCTGGCATTAACCCAGATCCAGCTAACGGTGTTGCGATGCGGTTTATGGTCAAGGTCAAGTCGGCTGGAAACTATATCGACAACGCATCGCTGATCTTCACTACTCGCGAGTGGGGTAAGACGTTCTCTGAATTCCGTATCCCTGCGACAGGTCGCGGCGTTAACGTCGTTCCTCTGACGTTCTCAACCGACTTGAACAATGCGACAGTCATCGGCGATCTGACATCAGCGCCATTTACAACTGTTAACAACATCACGTCTGGTTTCAACCTCATCGATGTTGACGCTAACTCTGTCAACGAAGAGTATTATTCAAAATGGAATCGCGGCTCTTGCACGATTAACCAGTTTTACGAGCGGATGAAGTATGTCACTCGTAACGGTGAAACGGCGACTCTTTACGGTATTCCAGGTGAGCGGTTCCGCGGTATTACTCACATGGTCGATATCGGAACGCCGAGCGGTGGGACGTTTGTTGAAGGCGGCGCAACACCGCTGTCATGGGGCACAGGCGCAACAGCTGGTACAGGTCAGATTCTGGCTAATGACACAACTGCTCACAAGCTGTACATTCAGTTGCTGACAGGCGTCGCTCCTGCAAACGCAATGACTGTTACGCAGGGCGCAGTCTCTGCTACTACTTCAGCTGCATCGGCTGAAAAGCCGCTGTCAACACCGTTCTGCGGCGCATCGACCGGATCTTCGCTTGTTGGCGCTTACGGTTTCTCTTTGGAGTATGCTGATCTTGCTGTTAATGACAAGATCACAGCGCTTGATGGAACAACGCGTCAGCCACCGAATAACGTTACTTTCACGGTGAACGGCCTTCAACCGAATTGGCGCGTTCTTGTTGGCCCAGAAGATGGAGCTGGCGGTTTAAAAGTTGATCAACTTTCGAATACGAACCTTTTGAACGGAGCAGCAGTTACATTAGTAACAGTTGATGAAGCAATTCCGGCGAATACTCCAACAAGCGGCACGATTCGCATTCAGCGTGCAAATGGAGTCTATACATCGCACGCCTATTCAGCGGTTAACGTTGGAACGAAGACATTCACGATCGCTTCTCACAACTTCTCCACAAATACTGCGGCTGTAGGTGCTAATATCTACATTGCCTATATTGATGGCGTGTCAGGCGGAGCATCTATGTCGTTCAATACGGTTCAATCAGCAAACCAGACACTGTTCGTCGAAGCACGATATAGCGGAACAGGTCCGAATTACACTAATTCGATTAAACCAGCCAAAACCACAGGGACACTCGGTTCGACAGGTGGTTCAGCGACGATATCGTCTGTTTCGGATGCGTAAAATGAAACTGCAAGAGCTGATTGGCGAATTACAAACACTTAGTCTTGCTTATCCAAGCGAGACCGAGGTACTTGTTCGTACTCATGACGTATCTGCCGACATTACAGGGTTGACGGTCGACAGCGACGAATCTGGTATTACGATCTTGTTGGATACTGCTCTGTGACAGCATTCGTCGCTAACACCGCCGCTGACTACTTTTTTGACGCATTTACTGGCGGCAGTAAAAACGCGACGCTTGATACTTATACAATCAGCGAGCGAGCTAGACTAATAGTTAGATCTGATTCTTACGCGTGTCCAAACCATGGTAGTTCATTTGGCAGTCTAGACACAGTTAGTTTTTCCGGCGTAGGCGGAACCCTCAGATTTGATCCAACAAATGTTCGTGTAGTTGCTTATACAGCTGGGTCAGGAAACGTTCCAAATTATGGCGCCGCAATATCTCAAGGAGGCGTAAGCGGTGTATGTTTAGGTGTCTGGGCAAATTGGCTGTCTGAACCAACTACGCCTGGATTAGCGATGCCAGCTACCGGATTTATCAAGATCGGTAGTAAAATCGGAGGAAATTTTGCAGCTGGCGCACTGACTGGCATTACCGCTACATGCTCTGGCGTCGACGTTCAGGGTTGGATCGAAGTTCGCGGCGCTGACACTGCGCAAATTACTGTTCCAAGAACGGGTGTTGTAGAAACTGTCGAGGCGTGGTTCGAGATCGGTACTACCAACGGCACTCGCGGTCAAACTCTCGCTTGTCCATGTACAGCTACTGTCGCCGGCACGTTCCCAGGAGTCTGGATCGAGACAGCCGCAGGTTCCGGCGTCTATGAGCGCTACACCGAGGTCGGCAGTGTTGTAGCGTTGGCAACACACCGCACTTCATCGGAAATGAAGCTGGTTAAACAAACCACTGCAGGCATCGTTATTGGCAATGACGGTACAAACGGGGTTTTTTATCTACCACCTACAGGTTGCAAAGTCCGAATCCCTGCAACCATCTTAACTACTTGCACTCGTACTGCTGGTAGCGGCTCAGGCCCACGTGTACTACCGAACGCTACTCTAGCAACACGTCAGGAATTCGTCACTACCAACGCCGGCGCCTTCGACTTCCGCGGTTGCGCAATTCAGTGGTACATGAATTTCACGCAGGCTTATTCAGTCAAGATTAAAGGCTGCGCTATAAAGGACACACTAGTCCTGTCAGAAATAGGCGCAGCACTCGACGTTGATAATTGCCTTGTTGGTCCAACTCAAGCGCAAATCAATTTCCCACTGAGAGCCGCATCGTGTTTTGCCGGCGGCACTGTGCAAAACTCTAGTTTTTGGCGCTTCTCGCTAGCTGCTTCTGGAAACTACGTTTCTCAAATAAATTACGTAACAGGTGTAACGTTCAGCAACGTGCTTCATGGCTCGTTGACGTTGCGTGCTAACGCTACAACAGGCGCTATTACCGCGACTCAGACTAAAAATTGCACCTTTACAAACAACACGCTTATTGGTGGACGTGCTTTGTTTATTGGCGCGCAAGGTTGCACGTTTAATAACACGAATTACTACGACCACACGATCACCACTACGACAACCAGTACTAACCCTATGAGCGCGCTGGAGTTTACCACCGGCGGCAGCGATAATACGGTTGATGGTTTTGCACTTTCTAACGCAGCCGTTGGTCCATATACGGCGTTGGCTACATTATCAGCCTGCTATAATACGCTAATCAAGAACATCGGCACATACGCCAGCAAATTGGCGATGAACTCAGCAGTCACTGGCGTAATTCTTAATTCGACTGGCAACTCAGACGGCATCACGCTCAAGCGCTGTTATGTCACTGGCACCCGTACAGGTCCGTACGCTTTTGTGAACTCTGACACCAATGTTCTGCTCGAGCACGTCTATGGCGACTACGCTGACACAATTGTTTTACCTGCACTTAATGCCAAGGCTAAGAATTGCGGTCTGACAAGCGCCACTACAGGCCAAGTGTCTGTATACGGCACGCATTGGCATACGCGCTTCATTAGTACAACCGCCGGCTTTTTGGAGGTTTTGTGTAATGAACCTACGTCATCAAGTGCCGCGCAATGCGCTGTCACTGGCGGAACGCCGCGTTTCAACTCATCGGGCTCGCTGATATTAGCTGCGGTCAATGACCAGGTCACGTGGGAATCGGACTGGTGGATTCTTGGTTTTACCGCTTTCACCAACGTCGCGCCGACCATCACTGGCACCAACGTCACGTATTCGAGCGGAGCGCGTTGGGGTAATCACGATATTGAATTTCAGATAGACACAGGGACTGGATGGAACGGTTCATGGTTGGCGCTAACCGCTGCTAACCTGATTGCGCAAACCATTAGTGCTACTACTGGTTTTAAGCTGAAGATTAGAGCAACTTGCGCAGTTGCATCAGCTACGAATCTGCTGACTAATCTTAGAGTTTCAATGACTACGACTGACTCTGATCAAGGGTCGAACCTTTATCCACTTGTAACAGTCCCGATTTCAGTTACGGTTAAAGATGCATCGACTCTTAACCCTATCCAAAATGCAAGAGTTCGTATAGTTACTGACGTTGGCGGATTTGTTGTTCTTGAAGGACTGACAAACGCATCGGGTGTTCTATCAGGATTTACGCCATACGGTGCAAATGCTATTTCAGGTACGGTTCGTAGAGCGTCAGCCGCTAGCGGAACGCTGTACAAACCCGGAAGCATTTCAGGGACTACTACAAGTTTTGGATTCGATGCTACTGTTTTGTTAACGAGCGACGAATAATGATTTCAATAAATCACGCAACGTTCGTCATATCAATTCCCAAAGCCGATACTACGCTTATTGGGACGAACGCTATAACAGGTTACGAAATTCGTAGCTATGACGAATACGCGTTGATGCGAGAATTGGCAGATTACTTGTGCAGCGAGCAAGGTCAAGCGCTTCCAAACGCATTTAATCATGCTACGCAAGTTACGATCTCAGGTGTTAACTACGCACGATCGTTAACGTTTTTGAATCCATATACCGTAACATTTGAGAACGGGTCTTATCAAGTCAGATTGACCGGTGGAACGAATAATAACCTGTTGGACGTCATTAACCCAAATAGCGTATCAGTTATCTCATCCAATTCGGCCGGTCTGCAAACAGTGAATATATCTGGAGGCGGTGGCGCGACACCAACTGAAATATGGACGCATCCGAGTCGCACATTGACCACCAGCACAACTGGTATGTTCTCTACGCCTTTGTCGTTCAAGGCAGATGATCAAGTAACCGCTGTAGATCCAGGAGCTGGAAAGCTTAACTGGAATAACTCGACACAGCAAAATGCTACAGAGATCTATATTGACAGTATAACTGAAAATGGTCTCGATCTGTCAAACTACATTTCACTGATTCCAGCTGGGTCAACGCTATTTGTTCAAGACAAAGACGATGCTAACAAATATCAAAAATGGCTCGTGTCAAATATCATAAACAACTCCGGTTGGATAACAATCGCAGTCGATCTTCTCGCATCGTCTGGGTCAAATATCGCAAAGAACCAACTTGTTGTAATCGTGTTTAACAACTTGACCATTACGCAGACTGCGCCAACGGCTCAAGAAAACGCAAATGCTGTTGCTCAACATCCAGATACATTAACCGTGAAGAAGTTTATAGGACTAGCGCCATGATGATTCTTACAGCAATTTTGGGTTTTTTAGCTCCGTTTCTGCCTGAAGTATCGAAATTCTTCAACCGCAAACAGGACAACTTGCATGAGTTGGCCATGATGGAATTGCAGATGAAGAAAGGTTCACAAGAACATTTGTGGCGGATGGAGGAAATCAATACAAACGCTGACATTAAGGAAGGCGAACTAATTCACGCGCCAATGAATTCTTTTGGCGTGCAGCTTTTGGATGCAGCGAAAGGCCACAATCTCTCCGGGTGGGCGCTGTATCCAGTTTTTTATCTCTTCAGTCTGCTCGATTTTCTTTCAGGTTTGGTTAGGCCTGGAGTTACATACGCTGCATTCGGATTTTACATGGCTGTTAAGTGGGCTCAGTTAGCTGTTGCAATAGCGGCCGCCGACGGTAGCGTTACAACTGGTCTTATTTCAGTTTGGTCTGAAGAAGATAGGTCGATTGTGGTTTTGGTGTTGTCGTACTGGTTTGGTCAGCGAGCAGCTAAAGGCGCGTTCGGCGGATCCGCTCTTACGGCGTACAAAGGTCAATGAGCTTACTCATATATCCTGATGAGAAACAACAAGTTCTGGTTTTGGCGGAAAAACTCGCAAAACCGTTTGAGAGCTGTAGTCTCAAAGCCTATTGGGACCCTGCAGGATTTCCAACAATCGGATGGGGACACTTGTTGTCAAGAACAACAAAGCGCCAAACAATGGCCAAGCTTGGATTTTCAAGCGAAGAAGCCGATGAATGGTTACGAATAACGTATCCAGATTTGAGTCAAGAGCAAGCTGACAAATTGTTTGAAGCAGACCTGTCAAAAACATACAATTCATTGGAACGAATTGTAAAGATTGGTATTACAAAAGAGCAAGCCGCTGCATTACTGGATTTTGCATTTAACTGTGGACCTGGAAACCTTCAAATCTCTACGCTGCTTCGATTAGTTAACCGTGGTGATTTCGTAGCAGCGTCGTATGAGTTTCCTAAATGGAATAAAGCCGGCGGCGTGGTTTATAGAGGTTTAACCCGCCGTAGGAGGGCCGAACAATGCGTATTTTTGAGTCGATTGCAATGACAAAGCCAGTGTCGAGAATTCTTTCAATCATTTTTCAATCCGATCTGCATGGGATTCGAGCGGTTCTCGGTCTTGCCGAGCTCGTCTGGTTTGTGATGCTTATTTGGCCTGGCGCGACGTTCGATAGACCAACATATCGTGTAATGTCCGGCATTATGTCAGAAGAGTCTTGGGCTTTGCTATTTCTGTGCTCTGGCATAACACAGTGTAGCATCCTGTATCGCATGGATTTTCACTCTAGATTTTCAACTTATTTTGCCGCTTGGAATTTGGCGCTATGGCTTTACGTCGTTATTTCAATGTATATAAGTGTAGCGCCACCGCCTGCAGCAATTAGCGGTGACGTGGCTCTTGTGTTAGGAGCAGCATGGATTTGGATAAGATCCGGTTATGCTCCATCTGGACGACGTTCGTGCGATCAAATGGTAAAATAAAATGACAATCGAAGCAAACGAAATCGCCAATTACGGTTTGGGTACATTCGCCATTGCTGGCGGAGGCTTTTATATCCTTAGATGGGTTATCCGTACATTTCACATCGATAAACTGGCGATCAAAGAAAATCACGCTGAGATAAACGTAATCGACCGTTTAGAGAGCGAGATAACTAGACTCGAAACTATTATTCATAAGCAACAAGGTGAAATAGCTTCGATGATGTCTAATCAACGAAATCTCGAAAGAATGCTATCAAATCAGCGGGCTATTTTGTTAACTATTGATATGATAATCGAAAATATGTGCACATGTGATTCGAAATCAAAGGCTAAATTGGCCGAGTTGATTGCTGAATTGATGCAACTGGATACAAGCGAAGCAAAAACCTAAACATGGATTCATGTTTATAGGTTAACACAAGGGTTCTAAAAGCTTTATAATATCATATGCGGCGGTGCCGTGTATTTAACCGATTAGGAGATAATCATGGCAGCATCTCAAGCTTTCACATCCGCCGGCACCAAATTGTACATGAGTGCATCACTTCCAGCGACGTACAATCAAGCTGGTTTCGACGCGCTTACATTCACCGAGGTTGGCGAGATTTCAGATCTCGGCGAGTTTGGCCGTCAATACAACCTGGTAACGTTCAATCCGCTTGGCGATCGTCGTACTGTCAAGCGTAAAGGCTCGTATAACGATGGAACAATCGCTGCTCAGATGGCTCGCGTTCCATCAGATGCCGGTCAAATCATCGTTACAGCCGCGGTCAATAGCGATGCAAGTCGTTCAATCAAGATCGTCCTTCAAGATGGTACGATTTTCTATACGACAGTTCAAGTGATGAGCTACACGACAAACGTTGGTAGCGTCGACCAAATCACAAGCGCAACTGTCAACATGGAAATCGATAACGACATCATCGAAATCTAATAGGAGATAATCATGGCTGCTTCGAAAGCATTTACATCTGCCGGCACAAAGCTTTACATGAGTGCAGCTCTTCCAGCTACGTATGACGTCATTACGTTTGCTGCACTTACATGGGTTGAGATCGGAGAGGTATCAGATCTTGGCGAGTTTGGTCGTCAGTATAATCTGGTTACTTTCAACCCATTGGGTGATCGTCGTACTGTCAAACGTAAGGGTTCTTACAACGATGGCACCATCGCAGCTCAAATGGCTCGCGTTCCAACTGATGCAGGTCAAGCGATGCTCGTTACGGCTGTTTCTAGTGACGCGAGCAAAGCTATCAAGATCGTTCTTCAAGATGGTACAATATTTTACACGACTTGTCAGGTCATGAGTTACACCACTAACGTCGGAAGCGTTGACCAAATCACAGCAGCGACTGTGAACATGGAAATCGACAACGACATCCTCGAAGATTAGCCAACATTGTTGGTGAAACTTCAATAAAGGCCGAAAGGCCTTTTTCATTTCCGGAGAAAATCATGGATCTTTCCACACTAAATCTAGTAGAACACGCCAACGGCAGTCAACGCATGGAGGTCATGCACCCAATTACAGGCGACAATCTTTTGACTAGCAATGGTCAGAAGGTTTATATTGAGTTGCTAGGTTCTGACTCAACTCGTATGCGTGCGGAGATGAGTGATCGTGCTCGTAAGCAGATGGCTAAGCGTAACGCTAATCAAATCATGTCGATGGATGATGCAGAAAAGGCATCAGCTGAATTGCTGGCAGCTATCACTGTCAACTGGTTCGGTATCGAAGAAAACGGTCAAGTACTTGAATGTACACACGAAAACGTTGTAGCTGTTTATACGAAATATTCATGGCTTCGTTTACAAGCTGATGCCTTTGCAAGTGATCGCGGAAATTTCTTCAAAGCGTAGTCAAATCGTTAACCCTGTTTGCTAGACATTATGCGTGGTTGCATACTAAACCTAGCAAACAGGAAACGACAAGATATGCTCAATTTTCGTCTGATACAGAGTATAAATCTCCGTTGCTTGAAATGCCGAAGATTGAGTACGGTCAATATCTATTAGACTACGCATTCGAAATTGGCCCATCAAATTCAGGTTCAGATGGACCGACCGTAATCACTTGGGCTGACATAAGAGATTGGTCCAGTCTTCTACGTATCGATCTGGATATGTGGGAGATACTCGTTATACGTGAGATTTCTAAAGCTTTCGTAGCCCAGTACTATATTTCTCAAGGCTCTACGATACCTTCTCCATATCAACCTGTCGAAATTGACAAAGCAATGGTTAGCAATAGAGTTGGGAGTATGCTTAGAGCTATCGCTGTCCGTAAGGCTAACAGTCGCTAGACATGGGACCTATAATAAAATTTACCCATAGATTGTAGTTTTAGAATACAATGCAATTGTTATTGAACAGGACCATCTAAAATGGAATCCAAATCGCAAGTGTTGAATGTGATACGTCGGCAGTTTCCAGACTATCATCCACTTGTCGCAATTGCACAAATCGCGCATTCGATTGAAGCTGATCCGCGATTGAAGTTCGACTGTCACAGAGTGATAGCGAAGTACGTTGAGCCTGAACTCAAATCATTAGAGGTTCGGGGTACATTCACTGAAACGCGGCGTGTTTCGGTATCACTGTTCGATGAATCGGAGATTACGGACGCAGTGCTAGTTGAACCCGCTCGCTTGGTTGACCAAGCGATAAATGCCTACTGATTTCAAACTCTATAAACCGCAGCAGCGGGCCCTCATAACTCAGGCTACAGAAGTACTATATGGTGGAGCGCTGGGTGGCGGTAAGAGTTATCTAGCTCGAGTAGCTAGTATCATTTATTCTATGGAAATACCGGGTCTCGTTACCTACCTCTTCCGTAGAACATTCAAAGAAGTCTTAGCAAATCACATCCATACGCCTGGCGGTTATTTGGAGATGCTTCATGAGTTGATGGACGCTGGCGATGTAATTTACAGTAAGTCAGATTATTCGTTCACCTTTTGGAATGGTAGCCGAATTCAGCTTGCTCACGCACAATACGAGAGCGATATCTATGCACACCAAGGCGCACAGATAGGGTTCTTGATCGTTGATGAAGCAACTCACTTTTCGCCACTGATGATCAGGTTTCTTAGATCACGTGTGCGTTTGGGCTCGCTCAAAATCCCAACGAATTGGCTTGGATTGTTTCCAAGAATCTTGTATACAACCAACCCAGGCAATATAGGTCATCACTACTTCAAATCAAACTTTGTCGATTTTGGAAGTGGTCGAATATTTCGTGCTCCTGAAGAGGAGAGCGGAATGCTAAGAGAGTATGTTCCTGCTAAGTTGACTGATAATAAGGTGTTGTTGATAAATGACCCTGACTACGCACAGCGTGTTAAGGGTATGGGCGACACTAATACAGTGAACGCCATGATTAACGGCGATTGGGAGTGTTTATCGTCTGGCGGTTTTGCCGA